CCCGATTGGGGCATACGTTGTGAGACTGATGTGTTCATCACTGCGATGACCAACATCACGGCCATGACGGTGTTCTACAGCTAGGGGTCGGGTATGAGAGCTTACTACAAAAAAGGTGGCTCCGTAAAAACCGCTGCGTGGCAACGCAAGGAAGGCAAAAGTGAGTCTGGTGGGCTGAACGCCAAAGGTGTTGCGAGTTACCGTCGGGAAAACCCCGGCAGTAAACTCAAAACGGCTGTGACTACAAAACCCAGCAAACTCAAAAAAGGCTCTAAAGCGGCAAAACGTCGCAAGTCATTTTGTGCCCGCATGAAGGGCATGAAGAAGCGCAATACCAGCGCAAAGACTGCAAACGATCCGAACAGCCGTATTAACAAGAGCTTACGAAAATGGAACTGCTGATATGGCGATTTCACGGACACAAATGGGGTCTCAACTAAGAGGTGACAGGATGCCCGCGAAATCTGCAAAACAACAACGTTTTATGTCCGCAGTAGCAAACAACCCAAAGTTTGCAAAGAAAGTTGAAGTACCTAAAAGCGTAGGAGAAGAGTTCATGAAAACCAAAAAATACCAGATGGGTGGAATGACCCAAATGCGCCAAGCACCGCAAGACGAGTCTTTGATGAAGGGTCGTAATCGTCGTATGCCTTCTATGCCAGACGCGCCAATGGCTCCTCCAAAGCCGTTGCCCGGCAAGCCTAAGAAGAAGCGTCAAGGTCCACGCGGTGGCCCGGGAATGCCTCAAATGCCCATGATGAAGTCTGGCGGTATGGCTAAGAAATACAAGTCTGGCGGCAAAGTTCGTGGCTGTGGTATGGCGAAACAAGGTGTTCGCGCTGCCAAAATGGTAACGATGAAAGGTTCCTAATGCGCCGATACTACCGAAACTCAGGCTGCGGCTGTTCGGAATGTAATAAGGGCTACAAGAAAGGCGGCTCGGTGAAGGATGCGTGTTATCACAAGGTGAAATCACGCTACAAAGTCTTCCCGTCCGCCTATGCTTCTGGAGCGATTGCGTCTTGCCGAAAGAAGGGCGCTAAGAACTGGGGCAACAAAGGAAGTAAGTAATGGCTGTTCGTAAGACTGCAAAAGGTGCTGCACTGAAACGCTGGTTCAAAGAGGACTGGAAAGATGTGCGTACTGGCAAGGCTTGCGGACGAACGAAAGGGGAGAAGCGCGGCACACCGTATTGTAGACCTACAAAACGTGTATCAAGTAAGACCCCCAAAACCAGTGGCGAGATGAGTTCTTCCGAGAAGAAGAGCAAAATCGCACAGAAAAAGCGGTTAGGACAACCTGCTGGCAAGCCTCGCAGAGTGTCTCCCGCTAAGCGGAAAAGGGGGAAGAAGTGATGGAAATCTTCCAGAACGGCAGGTTCTCTACAGGTGAACCAGTGTACCAAATTGGCACAAAGAATGCTGATGGTACATACGAAGTAAAAGTCTTTGACCTGATGACCAAAGCACAGGCAGAGGCAAAGCTAGAGTCTATGGGTGGCAAGAAAAAGCCTGCGGCCTCGAAGAAAAAAGCTGTACCTGACTATTCGGGTATGACTAAAACTGAACTTGAAGCGTTTATGCGCGAGTACGGTGTGGAGTTGGACCGTCGTAAGACGAAAGCCGACTTGATGAAACAAGTAGACGAGTATTTTAATGGCTAAAGGCGTTAAACATTACTTTGCTGACGGCAGAGAGCATAAAGGCGGGATGCACAAGCACCCTGACGGAAAGCTCATGACAGGTAAAGTAATGTCTAACACTTCAAAGAAACTCTACCATTACGGTGAGTTATCTGCGAAAGCTAAGAAAAAAGCTCGTAGTGGGTGGAAAAAATGACGACATCGGGTACAACCGCATTTGATATGGACTTCACGGAAATCGCTGAAGAAGCGTGGGAGCGTGCTGGTCGTGAAATGCGGTCAGGCTACGACCTACGTACCGCACGTCGTTCTATGAATCTGCTGACCATTGAGTGGCAGAACCGTGGTATCAATTTGTGGACGATTGACGAAGGTTCAATCAGCCTAACCACGGGTACTTCTGAGTACGATCTTCCCGCCGATACGATTGATTTGTTAGAGCAGGTTATTCGTACTGGAGACGGGAATCAGAGCACGCAATCCGATCTTACCATAAGTCGTATTAGTGTGAGCACTTACGCATCAATTCCTAACAAGTTATCACGTGGTAGGCCAATACAGGTCTGGATCGAACGTCTGCGTGACAATCCTAAAATAAATGTTTGGCCTGTTCCTGACTCCGATCAGTATGTGTTCCGCTATTGGCGTATGCGCCGTATTCAGGACGCGGGAAGCGGTGTACAAACAGCAGATATGAACTTTAGGTTTCTCCCCTGCCTCGTTTCTGGGTTGGCGTACAATATCGCCCTTAAAGTACCAGAACTTGTGGAACGCGTTCCTCTCTTAAAGCAGGTCTACGAGGAGCAGTTCCAGTTGGCTGCTGGCGAGGACAGGGAGAAAACCCCGGCACGTTTCGTGCCTCGTGCAATGAGGGTCTGATATGGCTACTCAATTTGCATCGAGCCAAAAAGCGTTAGGGGTATGCGATGTATGTGGATTTACGTACAGGCTCCGTGAAATGCGGAATTTGGTACGTAAGGGGCGAGATACGAACATTAAGGCTTGCCCTGAATGTTGGAATCCAGACCATCCGCAGCTTAAATTGGGCGAGTTCCCAGTACACGATCCGCAAGCATTGCGCGATCCGCGACCCGATTCTAACCAATACGCCTCTAGCCGTGCGCTTATAGAGCCAGTTAAGCCCGTTGTAGGGACTGGATTTATAGGACAAGTTACGGTACAAATTACATAGGAGTGATACTATGCGTAAGAAAACTCAAAAGCCTGCTAAGAAAAAGATGCAGAAGATGAAAATGAAGAAGGGCGGCGGTATCAAAGTTCGTGGTACTGGTGCTGCAACCAAAGGGCTATATGCTCGCGGGCCTATGGGGTAAGTCATGAATTACACCGAGCTGACAACTAACATCGAAGATATTACGGAGAACTCGTTCACCGCAGATCAGCTCGCTATGTTCACCCAACAGGCTGAGCAGAAAATCTATAATACTGTTCAGATTCCCGCGCTGCGGCGTAATGTTACGGGTACTTTGAGTTCAGGTAATAAGTATCTGGGCGCTCCCACCGACTTTCTTTATACCTACAGCCTTGCGGTTGTAGATGGTGATGGAGAGTATCACTTCCTGCTAAACAAGGACGTTAACTTTATCAGGGAGGCTTACCCCACGCCCACGGCTACGGGTTTGCCAAAACATTATGCTTACTTTGACGACGACTCAATCATCCTCGGACCTACCCCAGACAGTAACTACACAATGGAATTACATTACGGATATTATCCTGAATCCATCGTTACTGCTAACACTACATGGCTTGGGGACGAGTTTGATTCTGCTCTACTTAACGGTGCGCTACTGGAAGCACTGAGGTTTATGAAGGGCGAACCTGACATGGTTCAGATGTATGAACGCATGTATGTACAGTCACTGAAACTGCTCAAAATGCTTGGTGACGGTAAACTACGAGAAGACACTTACCGTTCTGGGCAGTTCAGAATGGAAGTAGAATAGGAGGCTAGAAATGGCAATTACTCAAGCAATGTGCACGTCTTTCAAAAAAGCCCTTCTCGATGGTGAGATGGACTTTAGCTCAGACACGTCACAAACTTTTAAGATCGCATTGTTCACGTCTTCAGCTACGCTGGACGCGTCTACAACTGCGTATAGTACAACGAACGAAGTAACCGGGACGGGTTATACAGCAGGTGGTAACACGTTAACTGTTGTTGCTCCCACGACGTCTGGTACCACTGCGTACCTAGATTTCTCTGATACTACGTGGTCCACGGCGACAATTACGGCGCGTGGAGCGTTAATTTATCAGTCTGGTGGTTCTAACCCAGCGGTTGCGGTTCTTGATTTTGGCGCGGATAAAACGTCTACGGCGGGTGATTTTACTATTCAGTTCCCGACTGCGGATGCGTCAAACGCTATTATCAGGATTGCGTGATGAATTATGGCTGATGTACTCGTTACCTATAGAGGGTGGGCCGCAGGAGGCTGGGGTGACACCGCGTGGGGTACTGATGTACAGATGCCATCAGCTACAGGTGCAGTTGGTACTGTATCTGTTAGCGGTGCAGCGACGGTCCAACCTACTGGGCTACAGGCTACAGCAAGCGTAGGATCAGTCACTGTTGTTGCGGAAGCTAATATCTTCCCAACAGGTGTCGCGGCTACAGGAGCAGTTGGTACTGTCGATGTAGTTGCTGACGCAAATGTAGCGGTTACAGGGGTCGCGGGCACTTCTGCTCTTGGTTCAGTAACCGTAACGGCAGACGCAAATGTCTACCCGACAGGTCTTGAAGCGACCGCAGGGTTAGGTATTGTATCTGTCACCGCCGATGCAAATGTATCGGTAACTGGAAACGCGGCGACCACCTCTCTTGGAGATGTGACGGTCACAGCCGATGCGAACGTTCAACCGTCTGGGCTTGCAGCTACAGGCGGATTAGGCACGGTAAGTATAGTTGCCGAAGCCAACATCTACCCGACTGGGGTAAGCGCCACAGGTGCCATTGGCACTGTCACCACAACAGCGGACGCCAACGTCCCAACATCTGGTCTAGCAGCCACAGGTGCTGTAGGAACGGTGTTTGTAGCGTTTGGAGTAACTTTCTCCGTTACAGGCGTGACTGGTACGCCGCAGTTAGGTGATGTAACAACAAAAGCCGACGCAGATGTGTTGGTCACAGGTGTAAATGCAACAGGCGCGGTAGGTACGGTCTTTATTTGGGGTGACATAGATGACGATCAAAATCCCAACTGGCAAAATATTACTAGCGCACAGACACCAACTTGGGGTAATGTTTCAACAGGACAGACTCCGAATTGGCAAGATATAGCCGCGTGAGGATTAAAAGATGACGACACAATACACTTCGATACTAAAACTCGCCCTTCCTGTCCAAGGGGAGCTTAGTGGTACGTGGGGCGATGTAGTAAACGACAACATCACCTCGATGGTTGAGGAGGCTGTCGCTGGGCGTGCCGTCATCAATACATGGACAACTAACTCGCATACGCTGACGACTGCGGACGGTACGACTGCCGAATCCCGTTGCGCGATGCTGGAGTTTACGGATACTGGCGCGGCACTTACCGGAGCGGCTACCGTTGTCTGCCCTAGCGCCTCTAAACTTTATGTTTGTAAGAATGACTCAGGACAACAAGTTACTATCCAAACTGCTGCTGGCACTGGTG